ATGTTGGGCGAAATCGTTCGTGGCGATCAAGAAGAATATCGTGACATAGCAGAGGAAATAACCTACGGTGGTTCAAGAGTTGAAGTGGGCGGTGGCCGTCTTCGTGGCGATGGTTCGATTGGTGCATGGGCAGCGAAATTCGTGAATCAATGGGGCGTGGTTGATCGTGCCGTTTACGGTCAATTTGATTTGCGCCAATACGATGAAAAGCGTTGCCGTGAATATGGGGCGAGTGGTGTTCCAGCCGAATTAGAAACTGTCGCCAAGCGTTATCCAATCAAAACTACAACGCTGGTTAAAACAATCGAAGAAGCGAAGAAAGCATTGGCTCAAGGTTACGGCATTGCGGTTTGTTCTTCGCAAGGTTTTTCAATGACAAGAACAGCGAATGGAATCGCACAACCTTCTGGCGTTTGGAACCATTGTATGTGCGTGGCTGGATACGCTGAAATATCCGGCAAAACATATTATCGAATCGACAATTCATGGGGAGCGAATGCTCACACGGGGCCAGTTGGTCCGGGTGATCCCGGGCCAGAAGGTTTTTATTGCGATGAAATCACATTCGCCAAAATGCTCAAGATGAATGACACTTGGGCATTTTCATCCGTGCAGGGATTCCCTGCAAAGGATTTCTGGTTTGTTTGATCGTGTCATTTATTCCATTAGAGGGTGGCCGAAGATTGTTCGGCTGATTCTAGCGTTTTCACGAAAGGGGCGCATGATGTTTCCGGTGCAAGCATTCACAATTGTTTTAGATTTTGCCAAAGGAAATCGTCCTTGGTCTGTCGATGTTTTCGAGGCGATTCTTGATTTGATGAAGTGGTGCTACCGTTCTATTTCCGGTTCGCCTCAAGTGGTTGGTGATGAAAAGCCTGAAATCACCGATCCGGTCGATGCGCTTGAGCAACTTCAGATGGCATCCAATCCCAATGTGGCCACATTCAACCCGCTTCTGATTAGCTTTGTTCTTCAATTTTTGACCGGGTTGATTCTTGAGAAATTGAAGAAGTGATTGGCAAGCGCAAGCGATTGGCTGGAACAATCGCTTGCGCTGGTTTTATGTTTAGGGGGTTATTCATGGCAGAGGCATCTTTGGATTGGGGCAAGGTTCTTGAATACGGGATTGGTGCTGCCTCGCTGCTATGGATTGGCGTTTATGTGGTTGTTCCGCTTCGGGATCGCCATACAAAATTTTTGGATTCGGTTGAAGAAACAAATGACAAACTTGCTGGAACTATTGAAAAGCAAGCTGACATTTTAGCTGGTATGCAATCCGGCCTTGATCGCATGGCTGACAATCAAAAACAAATGGCCAACGAAGTTCAAAAGATGGCCGAGATTGTCGAAAAGCTGACCAATATTCAGCAGCACTTGAGGATGCCGTAAATGTCCCTACCACTCCTCCACGCTGGAAGAACGAATCCCGGCCTATCCGCTGCGCTTGATCTGCGATTCGCTCTCGATAAAAGCCTTACCGCTTATCGTGGTCCCACGCCATCCTTCTCCAGAGCATCCACCGGCAGCTACTTCGATGGGAGTGGGGTGCTGCGGTATGCTGCGCTGAATACTACGCTCTATTCTGAAGATTTTTCTAATGCTTATTGGACCAAGTCCAACGCAACAATTTCAACAAACCAAACAATAGCACCGGATGGGAAAAATACTGCCGACCTTCTGTATCCATCTTCAACAGGTGCTGCTCGTGGCATTTATTACGCATCACCACCAGCAAAAACAATTTCTCTTTATGCAAAATCATCTGGAAAAAACTGGATTGCCTTAACGGATTTTTCGGCAGCGACATCGGCATGGTTCAACCTGTCAAATGGAACTGTTGGGACAGTTGGTGCGGGATACACAGCAGCAATTCAAAATGCTGGGAATGGTTGGTATCGTTGCTCACTAACCAAGACAACTGACTTTTCGTATTTCCAGATTTATGGCACAGATTCTGATAATACTTTGACCGCTACGGTTAACGGAACAGACGGTGTATTTATTTGGGGAGCGCAAGCAGAAGCATCATCCACCGTTGGAACCTACTGCCCAACCACCAACGCAGCAAACTCCGCTCCCCGCTTCAATCACACCTACAACGGCACTAGCTGGATTTCTCGTGGGCTGTTGGTGGAGGAGCAGAGGACGAACAGCCTGACAAATTCAGAAGATTTAACTAATGCTTATTGGACAAAATATCAACTGACAATTTCCGGGAACGCTGCAACCGCTCCAGATGGCACAACAACAGCAGACAAGCTACTAGAAACGGCTGTTTCTGATTACCATGTGCTTTATCAAAATGTTACAATTTCATCGCCAAAGTCATTTAGCATATTTTTGAAAGCTGCTGAACGATCCGCTGCAACGATTTCTTTTGATGCTTCAGGATCGACAACCTATTTGGCGATAACTTTTAACTTGTCCAGTGGGACAGTTTCGCAAGAGATTAATAACTCAACAGCTACTTATTCCGCAACAATTGCATCCGTTGGCAATGGGTGGTACAGGTGCGCTGTAAACATTTTGACGATTGGAAACTTGGACGAAACGCGTGGCGGTAGATTGGCGACAAACACAACCGCAACGCCAACCATTGGAGGCTATGGTTTAGAGACATACCTTGGAGATATTACTAAAGGAATTTTAGCTTGGGGTTTTCAATTTGAGGCTGGCGCATTCCCTACCAGCTACATCCCCACCACCTCCGCATCAGCCACCCGTTCCGCTGATGTCTGCCAGATTACTGGGACGGATTTTTCTGGAATTTGGAATGGGGCGGAGGGGACGCTGGTTGCTGAATATGATTACCAAGGAACCATTTCTAGTGGTCCGCTAAGGCTTGCGGAAGCACCATCTGGAAATCAGTCAATAAGCATTCAAACATCATCTGGCAACCTTTATTGCGAAGTCTATTCATCCACTAATGGTGGAACTCAGGCATCATTCACATCATCGCCACCTTCTATTGGAATTGCAACAAAAACAGCTATTGGTTTTGCTGCAAACAATTTTGCTGCCTCATTCAATGGCTCAACTGTTCAAACGGATAATTCTGGTGCAATGCCAACTGGCGTGGCAAATGCCTATATCGGATCTCCCGGTGGAGCGTATCTAAACGGCCACATCGCCCGCCTGCGCTATTTCAACAAACGCTTGCCGAATGCCACGCTGCAACTTCTCAGCGAACCCGATCCAACGCTGAATCTGCAATTCGCCTTAAATAAGTCGCTTACTCCGGTTGCTGGGCCTGCGCCATCATTCAGCAGGGCTTCGACTGGAACATATTTCAATGCGTCAGGAGTCCTCACCAGCGCAAGCATCAACACGCCTCGCTTCGATCATGTCTACTCCGGTGGGCAATGGGTATCGAAAGGATTATTGGTGGAGGAGCAGCGGACGAATCTTATTCTTTATTCAAATGATCTGACAAATGCTGCTTGGAATACAATTGGAAATTTAACACCAACATCAAACGCAGCGATTTCGCCAGAAGGATTGACAAATGCAAATCAAATAATGGAAACGACTGCGAACTCAACGCATTTTGCTTTGCAAGCGTATGCAAAAACATCAGCAACATACACACTTTCGGCATTTGTAAAACCAAATGGCAGAGATAGAATTTATCTTGATCTGAATGTAGGATCAACCGATTATATTGGCTATTTTGATTTGACTGCAAAAACATACCTTGGAAATGGGGGATACTCAAATGTTGATTCATATTCAATTACAGATGTAGGAAACGGATGGGTCAGAGTCTCAATAACAAAAACAACAAATTTAAGTAATTACGGAATATTTTTAAGCAATGGTATCGGGATTAGCTATTCTGGTGATGCGACAAAAGGAGTTTATATTTACGGCGTTCAGCTTGAAACTGGATCATTTGCTACATCTTACATTCCAACAACTTCTAGCTCCGTCACCCGTTCAGCCGATGTCTGTCAGATCACCGGGACATCGTTTAACTGGATGTGGAATCAAGGGGAGGGGAGTGTAGTTGCGGAATGGGATGCCAGAAGGAATTCCGGCGGTCAATTTACTGTTTATTGGGCAAGGGATGCAGCATCGAGCAATACTGTTTTGCATACCGGCAGAGAGGCTTTAAGCCCTCCCGGCGTTAGATTTTCCGTTGTTTCAAGCGCAAGTGTTTCTGCTGAAATAATCAATGCTGGATTTCCTGACCCGGGCGTACAGACAAAAACTGCTGGGTGCTATAAAGCAAATGATTTTGCATATGCCTACAATGGCGCATTAGTTGGAACGGATGCCTCTGGCGCAGTTCCAATAAATCCAACCGATATTACGATTGGATACGATCCATATTCCAACTACCTAAACGGCCACATCGCCAAGCTAATCTACTACCCAGCACGATTGACCAACACCAAACTGCAACAGCTTTCTACTTGAGAGGTGGCATATGATTGATCTGCTGCTGAAATTCGATTCGCAAGAACAAGCTGGACTCATTGGAGAGCAGCTTGGATACACCACTCGTGATCCAGAGACTGGTGCGTGGAATACGACACAAGCCACTCTGACGCTGGCAATTTGCGTGATCGGTGTTCATTACTATCCAGACGGCACGACCACCGAAGGCCCTAATGGTGAGCAAGTTCCCAATTTGAAAGCTGATAACCAGTATTGGGTGATGGTCAGGAGTCTGGTGGATATGGATTTGCCACCAGAGATTCTGCCGTTCATCGTGGAGCGTAATCCAGACGATCCGACTATTCCGAATCAAACTTGGGCTTGAGGTGAATCATGGCAAGCAAAAAGATCAATGAACTGACTCTTAAGTACCCGCTAGAAGGTACGGAATTCATAGTTGCTGCCGATCAAATAACCGGAGTAGCTTACAAGGCGTACATCAGCGATGCCGTATATATTGGGATTGGCGGCGGACAGATTTACGCAACCGCTGGGTCATTTGCGTTTCTGCCAACTAGCGTCACGCTGTCAGCCAATACGAATAATTTGGGCGTTGGCAAAAATGGCTTGATTCGCATTCAATCTACCGGGAATTATGATCTGACCGGGCTAGTCCCAATTGGCGGTGCAGCAGCAAATGCTTGGCGTGTTATTTACATCCTGAATAGGGGAACGAACACAATAACCCTGAAACATGAGGACGCACTTAGCACGGCAGAGAATAGGTTTTTCACGCACAACGGAAACAATCTTTCACTCCCGGCCAATCATTTTGTTATAGGAATGTATGACGAATTATTGAGCCGATGGCGAGTCTGGAGCATAGTTTAATGGGCTGGTTCCGTGATCTGATCGGCCAATTCCAAGTCTGGGGAGCAACGCCACGCTCCCCAAAATGGAAATCCGTTCGGGATCAATTCGTCAAAAACAACCCGTTTTGTTCGGGCTGTGGTGTTCGGCATTCGTTGGAAGTTCATCACATTGAACCGTTTCACATTCGGCCCGATCTGGAATTGAACGAGCAAAATTTGATCGTGTTTTGCCGTGACTGTCATTGGCACATCGGGCACTTGCGTGATTGGTCGCTATCCAATCGGTTTGCCCGTGATGATGCCAAAGTGTATTTTGAACGCTTCACAGGCGCACGGGTGAAATAACCGGGGCAGGGCGGGGTTGTTTTTGCTGTTTCCTGACACGCCTCATGCCTTTCCTGAAGATGAACAGCGACAAGGAAAGGTTGCCCCGGTTGTGTTTGATAGCCATTAGGCTATCGGGGAATGAAAATGGAAAACGGTTCAGGTCTTGTTGTTTCCATTCGCTTCGGTCAGGGCTGCAATTTAGGTGGCCAACGAATCGAACTGAATGAACCGATTGCTGGCTTCAAGGTTTTGGAAAACGAATCGCTTCGTGAATGCTATTTGCCGGTGAGTAATTTTTGGGATGCTGTTTCTCACCCTGACGGCAAACACGAATGGTATGTTTATCGCCCGTCATTCACTTCTTCCAATTGCACACTTGCTTTGGTTCCAATCGAATGGATTCAAACATCACAACCGGGGGATTCATTTCCTCCCGGCGTAAGAATGGAATTCACGCTTAACAACAGGACAATTGGCTGGGATAGCCAAACATTTCAATGGTTGGGAAACGGTGTTGAAATTCAAATCAACGGAACCAACTACATAATGCTTGAAGGTGACAAGGAAGAAATTGACATAAACGGCACAAAAATCATTATTATTTTGGAAAACCTGAAAGGTAGATCCGGGGCGCAATTCCGGTTTTTGAAGCCATTTTCAATGCACTTGCAACGGGACATCTGACAAAGTCTGATATTATTTTTGCCGTTTGGGGTTTACATTCGCCAGCCAAAACTCTATATTGGAATTACCTAACGATTGGTTAGGCATTCAAAAGGAGTTTTGACCATGTCTCATGAAATTGATGAATCTGCTGGTTACGCTGCTGCCGTTTTTGCTCGTCAGCCTGCATGGCACGGGCTGGGCAAGGTTCTGCCCGATGTCATGACGGGCGACGAAGCCATTGATGCAGCCGGTCTGGATTGGCAAGTCGAATGCCGTCCGGTGTATCGCCCCAACAATGCGGGCGAAATCATCATGGTTGAAGATCGCCGGGTTGTGGTTCGCACGGATACCGATGCTGTTCTTGGCCATGTCGGTTCCCAATACACACCGCTTCAGCAGCGGGAGCAAGTTGATTTTCTCAACGGCTTGCTTGGTTGCGGGGCCAAAATCGAATCCGCTGGTTCGCTTCGTAATGGCAAACGGGTTTGGTTCCTTGCTGACCTGAAAGCCACCTACGAGGTCATTCCCGGCGATCCGGTCAAGCCATACCTGTTGACGATGAACAGCCATGACGCAACCACCAACTGGTTTGCTTGCCTGACAGGCATTCGGGTGGTTTGCGCCAATACGCTGGCTGTCGCTATGGAACAGGCTGGTCTTGGGCGTGATGGCAGAAAGGACAAACTGATCGATTGTGTCAAACTTCGACACAACGGCAGGTTGTCTGAAAACATTGAACAGGCCAAGCTTGCGCTTCAAATCGCAAAAACGGCTGCCGAAAAACAGGCTGAACAGGCCAAAGCATTGGTTCAAATCAAAATGCTGACCAGCGATCTGGCTCAGTTTTTTGCTGAACAGGTGCAGCAGCTGAAATTTACCAAGGAACGGAGCGAATTGATTTTGCAGGATTTGGCCCTGAATTTGGATGCGCCAACCAATGCCTTGCCGGGGATGCGTGGAACGGCATGGCAGGCGTTTAATGTGTGGTCTGAATGGTTAGACCATGCGCCTCGTCGCACGGGTGCGGATGTTCGCATGGAATCCATTTGGATGGGTGATGCGTCAAAACGCAAAACCAAAGCGTGGGAAACGCTGTTGCAGAACGCTGTTTAACCCGCTGATGATGATCCCCGGCGGGGGATCGAAACTGGGGCAACCCAGTCCGGGGCGCAAATGGTGTCTCATTTCAAAGGAGGTTGTCGTGAATCCGTTTTTTAAAGTTCATCCCGTTGACCGAAAAGAAATCATTGTTATCAACGGCAGGCCGATTGTTTTTGAAATCAAGCAAAACTACAGGGTCAGAATTCTTTTCAGCCCTGACAACGAATGGCTATTGCGTGTCGTTCCAAACAATGACGGTATTCTGATTCAATCCGAAGATTTGAAATTGTGGGAACGGGTGCCACCTTGGAGAACCAGCTTGCTAAAAACGCAGGCTGATTTGCTGACTTTCATGGTGTCATGTGTTTGTACTTGGCTGTTTGAAGACCCGGGCTTGCCCGACGATCGCTTGGAATTCGCTAAAACCGATGCGATGCTATTGCGCCATTTGAGCCAATGGATGTACGAAGATTCCTACGGAGTTTGGCCTGACAACGGCGATTATCCCGAAGCTGAACAATACGCTTACATCGTTGCAACGGAGGTCAGCAAATGAACCTGTTTGTTCTTGATTCCGATTTACGGATCAATGCCGAATACCATGTGGATACCCATGTGGTCAAAATGCCGTTAGAGGCAGCGCAATTGGCTTGCACAGCATTGATTCAGCACGGGGCAACGGCCCAATACAAGCCAACTCATGTCAATCATCCTTGTGCCAAATGGGCACGGGAAACCCGCAGCAATTTTATTTGGACTTGCGAATACGGTTTGGCGTTGTGCAAGGAATACAATTTCCGTTACGGCAAATTCCACAAATGCGCTGAGGTGCTGCGTGATTGCTTGTGGAAATACGAATCCATTCCGTTGGGTGAAATTACCCCGTTTGCCATTGCGATTCCTGAAGAACACCAGCTGAAATTTCCAACCGATGCAATCAATCAATACCGCAATTATTACAATTGGGGCAAACGCAAATTGCACAAATGGACTAACCGCCAAACCCCGTTGTGGATTGATCCGGCATGAAATACGAACACATCCTCAACCCGGTGACAGATGGCGGGAAATTGATGCAATTACTGCGATCCTATCAACATGATTTGGCTTGCGGTAAAACATCCACAGACCCCAAACAGGTTGCCGATTTGCTGCTTTGGTTTGATGACCAAAACGAAAAACTCAAAATCCCAAGCAAAAAGGCAACCAAATGGATTGCTGCGCTTTGGTCGCAATATTGCCAAAAAAAATAAAATTTTTTGAAATTGAGGTTTACATTTAATTCGGAATGTACGATATTAGATTCATCACCAATGACGGTGATTCAACCAAAGGAGATGACAATGAGCGCTGCAAACGACAACTGGGTTTTCTGCAAGATCGCCGGAACCGTTGTGATGACGGAAAAGGCCCGTGAAGAAGCTTTCAGGCTGCGACCTGTAACCATCCACAGCGAGAAGATCGCCACCGCTGCCGGTGACGCTTCGCTGGAAGTTGTTCACACTCCCAAATTCAACTGCTACCGAATGAACTGCATAAGCGAACACGGATTCGTTCTGGCCTTTTTGGATTTCGAAGCCGAAAGCGATGCGATTTGGTATCTCCCGGTGATGCGGGAGCGAATCGCACAGGCCAAACAATTCCCTATTTAACCCGCTGATGATGGCCCGGGGCGCTGGGCCGAAAGTTCCGGTTTCAAACCGGAACTCCGGGACGCAATGAGGCATCCCACCGGAGGATTGAGATGGATACCAAATCTAAAATCATGAAATTGCTTTCCGATTTGCAGGGCAAATTCATGGATCAGATGGTTGCTGAACATGACAAAATGAGCGATCCAGAAGCAACTATTCGCTTTTGGAAAGCCCGTGGCGCAGTCAACGCTTTGGCTGTTGCGATGGAACAAATTTCGGAGGTCAAATAATGTGGCACATCAACCGTGAGCAATATTCGATAGGCCCGTTTTTGTTCACATCAATGGGCGATCCGTCCACCCAAAGCCCGTTCAGCGATGTCGGGTGCGGGAAACTGTTGATCAATTGCCGATACGACAGCCAATTAAGCGATGACTTTGTGGCTATTCGCCCGTCTGGCAATTCGGATTTCATTGCTGTTGTTCACAAGGACAACGGCAACATGAATCGTCCTTGGTTTGATCGGCACGGGAATCCTTGGGCGAAATTGTTCGCATCGGATTCACGCATTGGTTTGCTTGGGTTGTTGGCTGTCGAAGTGTCCCGTCATTGGTTGGAAGAAGCGACTGGGTATGAGCTTCAGCATATCGCTGATGAAACATACACCAAGATTCAGGGCTGGTTTTTAGGCAAGCAGGAGGATTATTGAAATGAGCAATTTATTTGAATTGACCGCAGAATTGCAGCACATTCAGCAACTGATGCTGTCAGCTGACGGCGACGAATTGCCACAAGAATTGGTTGATTGGCTGGATGTCACGCAAGAAGGATTTGACCGCAAAGTTGAAGGGTATTGTTCTGTCATTGGCGAACTTGAAGCCGTGATGGAAGCAAGGCGCAAAGAAGCTGAAAGGCTTGATGCGTTGGCTGATTTGGCCCGCAACAAAGCGGATCGCATGAAAGTGGCATTGAAGGAGGCGATGTTGAAACTGGAAACGCCCAAGCTGGAAACGCTCAAGTACAAGGTTTGGGTTCAAGCTGCCGGTGGCAAACAGCCGATTCAGATTGAAGAAAGCGATGTGCCAGACGAGTTCAAGAAAACTCAATTGGTTACAGACAAAGATGCCATTCGCTGCGCTTTGGAAGACGGCAAACAATTGCCGTTTGCCCAATTGCTGCCCCGTGGGATGACTTTGAGGATCAAATGATGCTGCGAAAGATTCGTGAAGCGACAGCATACGATTTGAAGCGGTTTGAATATCGTGCGAGGGAATTTGCCAAGCTGCATGGTTTGGAACCAATCGTGGGATCAAACACGCCGTATGCGGATGCTGTCGAATCATTTCTTGAACGGGATTTGTTTGATGAATCCGAAGTGCTGATTGCGCTTCGGAATCGTTGGAAAGTACAGGTGACCAAAGCACTTGGTTCTTGTGCGACCGGCATCAAAGAAGGTTTTGTTGTGGAGGAAATCCAATGCGACGAACAGGTGGATTGAGAATCAGCCGGGTTCCGATGGAATCCATTTTGATTCGATACCCTGACGGGTTTGAAATTGAAACAACCGTAGGTCGGTTTGTCAAAGATTCGATGAACCTTTTTTTTGAAAGGAGGTGGCCAAACGGCGACAGCTTGATGGATCGTGTCGAATTGAAATGCGGTGAATTTGTCGAGTTGCCCGGTGAAACGGATGAGGATGAAACCATCCTTGGCCCGGAATATATCGAGCATGGCAGGTGCATTTTTCGCATCATTGCACCAAAGTCGGTGTTGATTTTGAGGACGGAATTGATTCGTCCAGAGTTGAAAAAAAGGAGCAAGACGAAGTGCCAAAAGAACGCATAACAACACGGGAGATCGCTGAAATGCTGGGAGTGTCCCGGCAAGCGATTTACAAGATGGTGATTTATCGCCGGATTCCAAAACCGGTGAGGAACAGAGGAAGGTCGGGAAATTATTGGCCAAAGACAAAAAATTTGGTTTACATTTTGAAGGCGTTGAAGTATAACAAGACTGCTGGGAATGTTTCCCAGACACGAAGTAGGAGGTCAGGTAAATGAGCAGTTTACAGGTGTCTGAAAGCACGAATGAGTTGGCTGCACGGGCCAACATGGCGCTGATTCAAGGCGATTTGTCCAAGCTGACTGAACAGGAACGCTTGGCTTATTACCACCAAGTTTGTCATTCGGTCGGGCTGAATCCCAACACGAAGCCGTTGGGGTACCTTTCATTTCAAGGCAAACTGACGCTGTACGCCACCCGCAATTGCACGGATCAGCTTCGTGCGATTCATGGCGTGAGTTTGGTCAGCCATGAAATCAAGGAGCAAAACGGGGTGCTTTTTGCTACGGTCACCATGCGTGATCGTAACGGGCGCACCGACACCGACATGGGTGCGATTCCGGTCAAGAACCTTCAAGGCGATGCGCTGGCAAACGCATGGATGAAGGTGCTGACCAAAGCGAAGCGCCGTTGCACTTTGTCATTGTGCGGGTTGTCCACCTTGGATGAAACCGAAACCGATACCATGCCCGGTGCGACGATTGTTGAACCGGCTGCTGTTCAGGTTTTGGAAGAAAAGAAGGTCGATCCGAAAGCCGAAAAGCTGGTTGAAAATGCCAAAGCCCGTGACAAGGCGCTGGCTGAATTCACCGCTTTGTTCAACCAAGCGCAAAGCAAAGGCAATTTGCCGGACGATTGGAAAACATTCGTTCGCAACCAATACGGCGTGACAACGCTGAAAGATGCCAGCATCGTCCAATTGGGGCATTTGATTGACTGGGTTTCCGGTTATGCCCATGATGATCAATCTGAGGCTGAATCCCAAGATTGATTAAACTTTGGGGCGGTTCATGGCCGATATTTGTTTTGTGCTAATTGTCATTGCGGTTTTCATTCCGATCACCAAATGGCTGGCACTAGACGAGGACTCGAAACATGAACCGCCTTTTTCTCCTCCTTCTGTTTAGCCTTGTTGTTCTTTCCGGTTGCAAGGCTTGCCAAACCGAATTGACGGTTGGTTACACACAACGGGATTGTTCAGTTCAATATTCAATACGGGGAATCCAATGAGTGATGTTCAAGATTTTCTGAATGAAATGGGTGTTCACAATTACGATCGCAACGATGCTGTTCCAATCAAAGCCGAAGAATTGCAAGACGGCGAATACATCGTGAAAATCAAATCGGCTCGTCCGAGGCGGGTCGATTCGCTGAATTGCTGGTGCTTTGACTGGGTTTACCAAATCGAAGCTGGGCCGAATGGCAAAAACGATCCCAGCGTTGGACAAAATGTTTCTTACGGCAACCTGTTGGGAACCGATGCAGCCAAAAATCGACTTGGTGTCGAATTGGAGCGCATCGGGTTTACCGGCAAGGATTTCACGGCCATTCTGAACAATGCGATTGCGAGTTTGCCTAACCGCCATGCTCGAATCAAGAAGATGACCAATTCCGCTCGTAACGGCAAGGTTTATCACAACATTTACATTCAGGAATTGGTTGACCCAAAGATTGTTCAGGAAGCAATTGAAGGGGAAATTTCCGATAACAATGACGGGATGCCATTCTGATGAACCACTTGTGTGGAACTCGCATGAACCGCTCCCGCATTCATGCGACACAAGTACAGCCGGGAGATGGAGAACGGTGGCCTTTTAGCTTGGGGTAAGATTGCAATTTAGAATGTTCTGTTGTTCACCGGCTGGCGCTCAATTCAGGTTCGATTCCTGAACGGTGAAATGGATAAAACATTGAGGGAGTTATGAGCGACAAAGATCAAACTCATTTGCTGGAGGAACTGCAAATTGCCCGTGCCGAAATTGATCGGTTGCGGGAGTCAATCCGTTGGCGTTCACGGTGGGATGATCCACCGCCAATGGCGCATGGGATATACCTTGTGATTGGTTTTAATTTTGACATGAAAAGAAGGATCTGGGTAGCTAAATTTGATGGTAAGTGGCCAGATAATTTAGCTGTCGATCATTGGCGACCAATCGGCCCGCTACCGGGAGGGGAGTGATGAGCGACCAAACACCAATAGGGAAGATTATCGGCAAGTGGCCGGGGGATGAAACGGATGAGGAGATCCAAGCGACAATGGATGCAATGGACCCGGTTAAGCAATTGCGTGAGGAGAACGCCAAGCTGCGTGAGTTGCTCCGCTGGCGCAAGTGGCCGGAGGAGAAGCCGGTGAACAGTGGGCGTTACTTAGTGCTGACAGATGGTTCAACCGACATCGGCAATCATTTGAGCTACTGGAGCAGGACGGTGGCAAGCTGGTCAACAAAAGATGCTGGCATAGCCTTCTGGCGACCCATCGGCCCGTTGCCGGGAGGGGAGTGATGAACGACTGCTGCAAACTGCATTTAAAGGAACTGCTCAAGCGACTGGATGAAAAATTCAGCCCGCTGTTTGCGACTGAAAATCAGCGAACGCCAATGACTGAAGAGCAATGGGGAATGTTTCAAGTGTTTCTATATGTGTGCCGTGCCGCTCGTTTTCTGGCGTGGGACGATAGCGTCCTCCCGCACCCGCTACCGATACAGAAAGGAACCTTTCTGCATGACGGCTCGGTAGTGACAACCTTCAACTGGAAAGGTCACTGGTGGCATGAGTACGGCAGAATCATTCGACAGGGCATATACCACCCGGAATTTAACCCGCTGCCGGGCGAAGGAGGGGAGTGATGAACGACAAAGTAACTCGAAAAACATTTCAAAAGAAAATGCGACAAGCTCGAAATGTTGGGCAACGCACCGTTTGCGAATATCCCAAATGCAGGGCAAAACCAATGCCCGGATTCCCGAATTGCATCAGCCATCATTCAAGGAAGAAAAAAATTGATTCGATTGCCGATCATTCCAGAGGAATTGGAAATAGCGCAGACGGAATCCAAAAAAATGGGAACACTCAAGGGCAGCATTCTTAACGGCGAAGGTAATGTTGCCGGGTTTCTTGGCGAATTAGCGGTGCATCGTTATTTCGGCTATTTGGATTCAAAACGGAATAACACATTTAATCACGATTTGATTTTGGGTGGATTCCGTTTTGATGTAAAAACCAAGCGGAGAACCGTGTTGCCCACGCCGGATTATTGTGGCACGATTCCCGATTACCAAAAGCAGCAAGATTGTCAGGGGTACATTTTCACTTCGGTTCAATATCAAGAAAAAATTCCAGTCAATGTCACGCTTTGTGGTTGGCTTGGAAAACCCAGTTTTTTTCGGGACGCTACTTTTTTCAAAAAAGGGGATGTCAATCCTGAAAATGGTTGGGTATGTTCTTTGGATTGTTGGTGTTTACGGTATAGGTCAATGAAAGATATTCAGTCTTTGGAGTGCGGTTTGTTGTTCAAATAATGGATCGGGGCTGAGTGTTCGGCTAAAACACCCAGCCCCAAAACTGACCTGAGTTGGAGGCCAGCGATGCAAGAATTGTATCCGCTCGATTCCTCCATTTCTACGGAGGGATCAATGATTCACACGGCTGTTACCAAAAGCAAATTCAAGAAGCTCAAACGCAGATTGGGAGTGCCCCATTATGCGGTTGTTGGCGTTTTGGAAACCATTTGGCATATCGGATCAGCCAGTTGCCAAGACGGCGCAATAGGCCGAATGAGCAATGAAGATATAGCTGCTGAAATCGAATGGGCCGGAAATCCTGACGAATTGATTCAGAGTTTGGTTGATTGTGGGTGGCTGGATTCATGCCCCGTGAATCGTTTGGTCATTCACGATTGGGCAGAACATTGCCCACGCTTTGTCAAAGGTGCGATGGCAAAACACAATAAAAAGTTTGCAATTCAGGCCCCTGCTGTAGCATCGTGCTTTGAGCAGCCTGCTATAGCACCCTGCCATAGCACCGTGCCTCCTAACCTAACCAAACCTAACCTAACCAAACCAAACCAAATTAAGACAGTTGTGTCGTGTTCCCCTGACGGGGACACGCCACCGATTTTGACCTACCCCTGCAACGGGAATCCATCAAAGTGGTTTCTGACGCAATCACAAGTGGACGAATGGATAGCACTTTATGCCGGGGTGGATGTTTTGGCCGAATGTCGAAAAGCGCTGGGGTGGCTGAATGCTCGAACGATGAAAAAAACAGCCCGTGGAATGCCCCGGTTTTTGACCAGTTGGCTTTCCCGGGCATCCGATCGACCCCGTAGCGGTTTTCAGCCACCGCAAAATTCGCTTGGCATTTTGGCCGAAAAACGGGACATCATTGGCCGAGTTGGCCAGATACCCGAAGACGATCCAATTTTGGCATCCATGCGCCGATCAATCCGACCGAACCCCGCCACCTTCGATTCTTTGCCGTCAAATTTGACGAATAGCGGTCGATCTGCCCTTGGGTTGGGGAATCAGTCAAGTTTAGAAGATCGTTCGTCTAATGCGAAAATAGACGGCAATAACGGGGAGGTGTCAAAATGAGTAATTTGCAGCACATGGTTCCGTTGTGGCAAGAAGTCCATGCCCGGTTGTTTTCAACGCCATCGGAACGGTGGTGGGAAACTTATGCAATTTGGACTCGTCTTTTTTCCGCTGAGGGCTGGAATGACGAGCAACTTGCTGACGCTGTTTACAGGGTTGCAAGGCGGGCTGTTTTGCCACAGTTTGCTCCGCAGCATTTGCAGGCGATTCATGAGGAATTGCTGGCTTCAGCCCGTGAATCACGGGAATTGAGGCGCAAGCATTTCGAGGCGCATTCCTGTTCGACTTGTGGATCGACGGGATGGGTTGTTGATTTGCCTCATTTGGATCATGTGCGTGAAAGCGTTTGGCACACCGACATGGGGGTTTATTACACCCAAGCTGTTTGTTGTTCGTGCGAGAAAGGTCAGGCAACCAAAACAGCAATTGCTGCGAGGTGGTCTAAAGAACCTATTCGTGAAGGACAATTCCCAATGGATTTGAACGAATACCTTCGGCGCAATTCCGGCTATCGGGATCAGTTGGCTGCACGGGATGAAGTTCACAAGGCCAAAAGGGAATTGGAAAAGATGAAATCGGTTTCATCGTCCAACGAAGATGTGCAGCAGAAACTTCAAGAGATCATGGCGAAGATCGGGAGAAAAGTGAAATGATTCTGTGTGAGGAAAAACGCAAACTTGTGGAAGACAATTACAGGTTTGTTCATTGGTTCATTCAGCATAAAAAACAACCAAGCCAGTTTGAATATGACGAATTGGTTGGTGAATATTCAGAATCGCTTTGCATGGCGATTGCCAGATGGAAACCTGACGGCAACAGAAAGCTGTCGAATTACATCGCTCAAGCGTTTCATTTCAAGCGTTCGGATTTGTTCTGGAACGCCAAGTCAATCAAGCGTGGTTATGGAATTAAATTTGTTCCGCTGACGCTTAAATCTTTCGGGCATGATGGCGATTGGGAATTAGAGGAATTGGGTCGAGAAGATAAAAAGTTTGAAACAATAGAGGAATTGGAGGAATTGGAACTGTCTATTTCAAAGTTGAGAAACAGGTGGAAGGGAATTGTCATTTCGCACCTTAAAGGTGAGTCATTTAAAACAATGGAGAAAAGATACAAATTGAAAAAAGAACGCATTCGACAAATATTCAATCTGGCAAAGGATGAAATTCGCAGGTCGATGTTGCAACGGGCCAGCTGAAAGG